TTTTCCAAATCGGCCATCCGCTTCATCAGGTCGTCAACGAAGTCTTCCTTGCGCGCCACCTGACGATCCTCGAACCTGTCTATCTTGACCCGCCGCATGGCGCTGTAACCGACCGTGGCGAGGGTGACGATCAGGGTGCCCAGTCCGGCCCACATGCCACCCTGTTCGATGCCGCTATCCATGACCGTTTCCCCCCTCGTAGGGGCACGCCCCGGATGGCATGAGGCGGGCGCCGCATCCCCGGCGCACGTCCCAGCGGTAGAGGTCCCACCAAGCCGCCACGGCGATGACCACGTTGTCGGCCATGGCGGCGGGGATCGGCGATATCGAGGTCAGGCAAGCAATCGCAGTGAAGCCGTAGAGGAAGCAGGCGCTGACCTTCAACGCAAAGTCCAACCACTTGCTTCGGTCGGTTGTAAGCGCGAACAGGCGCCACAGTTGCAGGCTGGCGACGATGGCAAAAGCGGCGGCCCAGCCCCCGTCGGTCGGGATCATCTGGCGCATATGCGTGTAGGTCGGCCGCGCGATGGTGTCTCCCGGCATCGCCAGCATGGCGGCCCAGAGATAGCCCGACATGATGACGCAGATGGTGGCCGGCCTCGTATCGCCGCACAGCCAGAGAAAGCGTATGCGGCGCCAGAACAGGCGGATATCGTGGAAGACGCGCATTACGCGGGCTCCGGCAGCGCGGCGCACGCCGGGGAGTCCGTCGCCGCTGCTGGTGGCGCGTTCGCGGGCCATGGCTACAGCGCCGCCCGCAGCGTGGCGATCTGCGCGTTAAGTTCGGCCATCTTCCCCACGCTCACCGGGTCCGGGGTGACGCCGTTCGCCAATGCCTCGGCAATCTCAGACGCCGGACGCACTCGCTTCAAGTCAAGCGCGGCAATCTGAGCGAAGATACCGGGTCGCGCTTCCTCCCGCGCACCGTCAGCCGCAGCGAGTTCCGCCGCCGTGGGCTGTGGGCACAGAGCGTCACCCCATCGCTCGATGAAGGCGCCTTCGCCGGTATCGCACAGGCTGAAATCGTCGCTATCGACGCCACGCGCCCGCAGGATGGCCTTGATCTTCCAATACATCAGACGACCCTCCCGCCGGAAAACCACGTTTCAGTCGCACCGCCATAGACCGACTTGTCCCCCGCACCTTCGCCGTATACGAAGACCTCGACGTAATCCGTGGAGCCGTTTAGGTCCACATCACGGGAGATGGACGTAGAGACGGGGCTTGTTCCGCTGGCCCTCGCAATAAAGCGCGCAATCTCTGTCCCGTTGAGGCGGAAGGCGATGTAATAGCCGGACTGGTCAACGATACCGGCGCTGAATATAGCCGATGCGTTCATCCGGTATTTTCCGGCTACACTCGGGATGAACTTCGAGTTTGCCGCATCATACGAGGACGCGGTGTCCCATGACTCGGTGGTCAGGGTAAGCTTCGTCCAGGTTCCTGTTCCGATAGACGTTTGGTCCGTGCCGTTCTTGTGTGCAAGGAACGATGTTCCGATGCTGCTTGATGGGAGGTTGGTAAGGGCCGAGCCGTCAACCGCCGGGAGTTTCGCCGAGCCGTCGAGGGCCACGACGTTGCCCGCACTGGTGCCGGTGTTGGCAACCGCAGCGGTCCCCAAGCCTAGCGTAGTGCGCTGCGCCGCCGCGTTGGCATCGTCGAGCAAGGCCGCGCCGGCTGCGGTGATGGTGTAGGTGCTGTCCTTGATGGTTTTGCCGTTAGTGCCGTCGAACAGCACCATGGCGTTGGCCGTTGCCGAGGATGGGCCGGATACGTCGCCCGCCGACGCCAGCGGCGCCCCGATCTTTTCAATCTGCGCCGTGCTGGTGTCGCTGAGCGTAATGCGATACCACCTGTCAGCCTCAATCTCAGCGCCCGAGCACGCAGCCCCGTTGACCTGGCCGGCGATGGAGGACAGGCCCGAAATGGCAAACGTGACGGTGGACGTGTTGGCGGACGCCCCCGCCTTGAACTCGAACCGCTGGCCTGCCGCATAGGCGGTAATTGCCGGGCTCGGAGTGAGCGTCAATGCGTTGGCGGTTCCGCCCGCCGTGCCGCACCAGATGCCCGCGCCGTCCTGGATCTGCCCCATGGCCGCATAATCAGTCCGAGCGACCGCATTCCCGACGCCCGTATGACGGTACGTCGCCATGGGGAGGTTTGCGGTCGGTGGCGTCTGCCCATCTTTGGCAATCGACGCAGTGAGAGCCGACGCGATGTCGGAGAAGTTGGAATTTACCGCCGTCTCATCGATAACCGTATCGTAGACGAATGCCGACTCGGGAAGTGAGTAGGTGCCAGAACCGTTTCGAGCCATTGACTTACTCCTCGCTCATTCCAGAATAGACACCGGACCCTTGGGCCAATAGGCGGGCTAGGGACCTGCGAGTGGCGGGCGGGATAGCCGCGTCCAGCGCCTGATTGGTCAGATACCGCCGCCCCATGTCGGAATTGTAAACGGTTTGGACGATGCGAGGACCTCCGAGGCCGAGCGCCGCCGTGATGCTTGCCGTCACCGGGTCAACCATCATCGCCGCCCCGCCGCCGGTCAGAGCGCCGCCGGTCAGAAGGTTCTGCATCTTGGTCCGCTGGGCTGTGGCGCTGTTGGGGATTTGGTCCCGCACAAACGCCGCGCCGACGCGGGCGAGGTCGTTCAAGTCGCCCTGTCCTGTCGTGTACCCCTTCGTCCCCGCTTGCCGCTGCACGGCCTGCAAAAGAGCCGTGGGGGGGATGTCTCCGCCGATAGCCCCGCTCGTCGTGCTGCGCATTGCCTCGTCAATCGGCAGCAGGTTCCGGTACAGAGACCGGGCAGCCTGCCATTCGTCAACGGGATTGGTCGCCGCCGTCTGCGTCCCAGCCGGGACCGGGAGATTGCCGGGGTTCCGTCCAGTCCGCGCCATGGCGTCGTCGAGCGAGTTGGCAAGCTCGTTCAAGGCTTCCTGCAATTCCGGCCTGGACTTAGAGTTCCGCGCCGCCCGGAGGAGGTTGCTATAGATGTTCTGGAATTCACGTCCGGGGATGGATACACCCGTCACGCCCGGCTGGGCGGCTGCGGATGCCATCTGGGAAATGTCGTCCACATAGGATTGGAACGTCGGGGCAATGTCGGTCGGAAGCCTCCGCCCATATTCCCTGACGACATTATCAACCGAATCGAAAAACGGCTGGTCGATTGCAACGGTTGTTTTGGCCGCCGCCTCGTCGAATTTCTGGCCGATCTGCCGGAACGATTGATCAAGAACCTCGGGAGACGCGTTGTCAGCGTTGATGCCCGCACGGGAGAGAACGGCCCGGTTGAACTGCTTGCGCTGCTCGTTCTGGATGACACGCTGCGGGCCCGCCGTCCAAGGCATAGTGCTAAACACGCTTTCCATGGTCTGGAGCGGGTTGCTTCCGGTCAACTGGCCCGGCGTGAGGTCGATACCCTCCGCCGCTGCGACCCTGGCCAAGCGAGCCTGTTCGGGGGTAAGCTGGGAACGCACGGGGCTGATGGCGCGACCGATGACACCGGCCACGGCGGGGATGGCAGCACCAAAAACGCCTCCCAATGCAGCGCCCTGACCGGCTTCCGTTATGCGGTTGCCGAATCCGCCTTCGCCCTCGTTAAAGCCGTACAGCCCGCCTTGCGCGGCCCCTATGGCGGCATTCTGAGCGGCGGCCCTGCCACCCGTCAAAACCGGAGCAGCGGCACCAGCGGCCCGCGCAGGGGCAAGGGCGGCCCCGCCAGCAAGTCCGATTGCCAATCCACCCGCCAACTCGGATCCGATAGCCGCAACGGGGCTTTCTTCGCGGTACTTGTCCCGAGCGTCGCGCACAGGGGCAAGGGATTGACCGTACCCCTCTGAGATTGCGTCCATGAGACCAGATAGCCCGTTCGGACGCCACCCGGATTGAATGGCATCATAGACCCGACGAACAGCCATTCCCGCCGCCGTCGATTCATCGCCAAGTCCCTGCGTAACGCCATGCGCAAAGCTCTCAACACCGCCCCATGGGACGCCGCTTGGCGCATCGTCTCGCCATGTCTCCGCTGTCCTAGGGCCAAACTGTGCCCACGGGCCTTCCGGCGCGGCTTGCTGCCCGAACTTTTCCCAGGGGCCAGCCATCGGCTACATCCTCCGCCAGGAACGGGGGTCGGCGGGGTTGCCCCCCATGAACTGGTATCCATCCATGACGGAACCGGGTTGCGGTCCCTGGCCGGAAGGCATCCCGCCGGGAGCGGGCGGCATGGCCCCGCCCTGAGTGGCGAACGATCCAGAGCGGATGCTTTGCGCCTTCGTCTGCGCTGCGGTCTGCCGGTTCATGACGGCCTGCTGCGTCCGTGCCAAAAGCGCCTCACGTTCCGGCACGCTCATGGTGGGGGCGGCCTGGATGTCCATCAGGATCTTGCGCTCGCCCTCGGTCGGGTTTCCGCCGAAGATGGCCCGCAAGTTATCGAGCGCCTGCCCGGTCACGATGGAGTTGTACTCGCTGGTCTTGGCCGCCGCCTGGGGATTTCCGCCAAGGAACTCAGGGGCATTGCGTTGCCACGCGGTGACGACAGGCGCGGTCATCCCCGCCGCCGCTTCTGGGTTCAGTTTCCGGGCATCATCAAGCGCCTTCGCTGCGAACTGCGAATTGCGGATGATGTCGTCCGCCTCGAAAAGCTCTTTCTCCTGGGTGGCGGAAAGTTTCGGCGCATTCCCCATGATCGGAGCGCCTTCCGGGGTGTATCCCAGAATCGCCCCGCCCACGCCCTTCGGAGCCATGGCGGACATGCCGGGCTGGGGGCGGCCATAAATGAACTTGCCGGGATTGGCCGGGTCGGGGACGACTTCAAGCGGGCGGTTGCCTGCGGAAATGCCAGCAGAAAGCCGCGCCATCTTCTCAGCTTGGATCATTTGAGACTTCTGCATTTCCCGCTGGAAGCCCTGCTGCTCCACGAGATCTTTCTGCGACCATCCACGCTGCGTCTGCATATCGGCCAGTTGCGCCGCCCGCTGTTCTTCCATCATCCGGCGTCGGGCATCCTGTTCCGCGTTCAAAGCCTGAGCCCGATACCCCATATCCATGGTGTCCGGGTTTTCCATGAGGATGCGGGCGTATTTCCCCATGTCCGGCTTTTTTCCGGCAATGTTGTATCCGGCCTCCCCGCTCATGTTCGGGCCGGGGGCATCCACCGCGCCAGGGCGGCTTTCCAGAGCCTGCGAAGCATTGGCAAGGGTGTCCTGCATCCCCTGCTGTTCCTGGCCCATCTGATAGCCCATGAGAGCGCGTTGGAGCACGCTTCCGAGGCCGCCGAGAGTGGTTCCGTTGTTCGGGTCTGGCATCTGGGCCAGAAGCTGCGACATTTTCACGCGCCTTCCGCCGCTGGAAGGCATGAAACCGCCGAAATTGAACGCCATCCCTAGACCTCCATCATCGTAGTTGACAGGGCTTCGGCAATAGCGCCGCGCACGGTGTCAAGGTTCGACTTCGCAATCTTGTAAAGGTCGGGATAGTGCCGCCTCATATACGCGAAACGCGCCGGGCCGCCGATATCCATATGAGCGGTGCAGTTCCAGCAATCCAGGCTGTCTCCCCCCTGCGCGTATTGCGGGGGAAGAACTGCACCGACAGAATCGAGGTATGATAATACCTCATTTTCCGACCAATTCCACAGCGGAGATATGAACGTAACGCCGTCCTCGACGTAGCCGTCCGGCACGCCCACCTTGTGGTCGCATGCCTTTGACCCGCGAATGACGACGGACGCGCCCAAATCCTTGACGGCCTGCATGGAAGGCCCCCACAGATTCCGTTGGCAACACGTCATGACGGGAATAACGCGGGCCGGGCCGATGCCGGGAACCGTCCAAGCCATCTCTGGGGTGTATTTCCAAGGCACCACATCGGCGGGAAAGCCGTTCTCGGCCTGCCATGCGTCGCATGGGGTGTCCGGACGAGCGATATGGAGCCGCATCCCGATCCACGCCACGGTATCCCCGACGAATCCCGGCATGTGCGGAAACGCCGTGCCGGTATCGACGTACACCACCACCACATCGGGGTCGTCCCGATAGAGGTAGAGGCAGGCTAGGCTGTCCTTTCCTCCAGAGAAGAACAGCGCCTTGGTCATCAGAAATACATCCCGCCAGCTATTGCGCCGGACCCGAGCAATCCATAAAGGCCGCTGGTCCCCGCCGAACGCTGCGCCGCTTGCTGCTGGGCGTTCGCCATTCCCGCCTGGACCTGGGTATTGTAGGCGTTGTAAGTCGCGCCCATGATGTCCGGGGCGTTGATTTGCGCCGTCGGGACGGACACGAACTGCGGCCCCTGAACCTGAGATCCGCTCAACATGGCCGAAAGCTCGTTCAGCGGGACCTGTCGCTGCTGCACCATCTCGTTGATGGCACGATCACGGGCGGCGGATTCCAGGCTGAACAGTCGGGACGCCTCGTTGCCCGCCTGGGTGTCTACGGCGAGGCGTGCGTCATTGCGGGACCTGTTGATTTCATCCATGGCGGTGCCGTAAGCCGCGCTGCCCATGGTGATGCCCTGGTTCGCCAACTGCGTTTCAAGAGCGGCCCGGTCTCGGTCAAACTGCGGGTTCAGCCGCTCATACATCGAATTCGCCACGGACTGGCGGGTGGCTTCGCTCATGGTCGGAGCGGAGCCAAGTCCAGAAAAGTCGAGGGGCACGGCAAGGCGACCGCGCACCGCGTCCATCTGGGTATTTGCCGTCTCACCGAACTTCTGCCCCGCCTGGGAGGTCAGGTCATAGAGCGCCTGCTGTTCCGGGGAGTAAGTCTGAGTGGCGGAATATTGGGGGGTTCCCTCTGCCGATGTCCCGCGCTGGGTATATTCAACCTTCCCTTGAGGGGTGTACTGGTTGATCATGTTCAGCTCGGACTGAGCGATGGCGGATTCTTTGTTCGCCGTCGCCTGAGCCGCAGCAGTCGCCGCAGGGTCAGGAGCGGGAGGCGGGCTATAACCACCGCCACCGCCGCCTTTACCCTGTTGCTGCTGAACGGGCTGCGCCATCCAAATCATTTCAGCCATTTGCATTCGCTCCGTTGCATCCCGTAGGAAACCGCAGTCACACCCGGCGCGAGGCCATTAGGGTGGATGCCCTCCAAGACAAAGCCTAAGCCCTCATCGAGCCGCCGTGCCCTGGTGTTGTTTTCTGCCGTGATGGTGGTCAGACGAACGCAACCAAGCTGCACAAAGGGGTAATGGAAAATACCCCGGATTACACCGCGCCGCGCCCATCGTGGGCTATCGGCTGCAAATGATATTTCTATATCATGCCCCCGGTATCTGTCAAATACCGCCGCCGCGATGATTTCCCCGTCCTCAACACCGATTGCCGCTGCGCTTCCCTCGATATTCAGCAACGGCATCCTTTGCTTTGCCCAAGCCAGCAACTCGTCTTGCCGGTCACAGACGAGGCGCATCATCGCCGGTCATACCCCTGCAAGAGCGCGTTGACGATTGGCCCGAGATTGGCGCGGGAGGCGAGCAAGTCAGCCTCATCTGCGCGAGCGGGGTCAAATGCGGCGAAGCGGGAGCGGATGTTTGCGGGGTCGAATACCGCTGTTGTGGTGGAAAGCGGCCCACCTTCAAAATTTTGGACACCCCTTATAATGGCACCCTGCCGTCCCCCAGACCGCGCTTGCTCAAGAATTGCAGCCATGACCTCAGGGTCATATATAGGGTCTTCGCTGAAATCTTTCCACCGTACGTCGAGCATGTCGCCTTTCGTCAGGAACTCCCTTGGCTCCCCAAAACGATCTGCCTCTGACGCCTTATTCGTAAAAAAGACAGCATTCTCCTTTGGGTTGGAAGACCTGCCTAAATCGAACTCTCTAAAATCACTATCTGTCCCGTGATAAACAACACGCGATGGATCAAACCCCATCTCCGCCGCTCTCGCCATGCGCGAAGCCTCGTCCATCGGCAACGCCCGCGCCACGTCCGCAGCGACCTTCCCGCCCGCGCCGGACTTCGCGGCAAGGCTTGCACCTTTTACTGGGGTCATGGCCGAGCCGAACAACTCCAGAAGCCGCATGGTGTCCGGCTCACGTTCAAGCCCGACCTGCGTAAAATCAGGCTGTCCCGATGCGTCCGGCATTACATACCCGGCATCGGTCAGGATAGCCCCAGGCCGCACCCGGACACCGGACAGTGCCGCGCCCATGTTCTCGATGCCCTCGTTTGACCTAGCAGTGAGCGAATCGGCCAGGGCGGACATGCCGCGCTTGATGCCGGAAGCCGAGCGGGTCAGGTAGTTGTCCCCAGCCAGGTATCGCGCCAAATCGCTCATAGGATACCCCCCGCCGTGAAACTGAAATTCGTGGTGATCCATGCCGGGCGGGCAGACGTGGTGGAAACCCGCACTCGAAGCGAAAGCGCCTTGCCGATGCCGCGAACGCCCCGCCAGCCCTTGTAAATCTGGGTCAAGGTTCCCCAGGTCCCGATTCCCCATTTCGAGATGCCCCACCGGGCGGACGACGAAGGCGAAGGCGTAGAAACTCCCGTCGGGGCTTTGATCTGATAATCGACATTGAGATCAAGCGCGGCATTCGGGTTGCCCACGCTGTCAAATACCGGCTCAACCAGATTGCACCGCTTGATGTTCGGGGAACCGAAGTCGGAGAACGCCTGGAGGCAATCGCCCTCGATGGCCGTGCCGTTGTCGCTGGTCCCGGTGTCTGCTTGCACCACTCGCCCGTCCGACGTGCCGAAATAGAGCCCATCGTTGAGCAACCCCCAGCATAGGGCGTTCATGCCCTTGAACCGGCAGGGAGCGCCCGTGAGGGTGTTGAAGACATATTGGTGGGCGACGGTAGCCGACTGGGGGACATTGACCATCAGCATCGTCCCCAGCGGGTAGATGATGGGTTGCCACCCGAACAGCCCGCCATATGACCGCACCGCGTCGTTCACTGCCTTGTTGATCTGGGACGAAAGCGCCACCCGCTCGGCCTCGGCGCGGTCGGTAACGAGGATCGAAGCCGCGTTCACAAAACCGTCCTGGGTGATGATGATCAGGTCGCCTCCGCCCTTGATGATGCACCGCCGCCCGATAGGCTTGCCGATGCGGAACACGCCGGTCAGAGCCCACGTCGAGGCAGAGGACGGGTCGGTTCCCTGGTAAATGATGGCTTCACCTTCGGACGTGATAAACACCGCCACGTCATCCGGGCCGTCGCCCGCGTCACGGGTCCAAGTGCCCATCGCCATGATATAGCCGCCGAGCTTTGCCACACCGGCAAGACTGAAAGCCGTAGCCGCGCCGCCGATGGAGTTGACGGGCAGATACCACGCCTGGAGGCTGTCCTTTTCGCCAATCCAGAGCCGCCGTTGATGCAGGTTGCACCAAGCCAGGTTGGTGGCCGTCGGGCCTGTGATGGCCGGGGTCGTGGCCCATGCCGAGCCGTTGTAATTAATGGGGGCATCCGCGCCGTTGACGGCAAAGAGGAACTGCCCGCCCGCAGTCCCGATCTGCAACTGCTGCCATCTTGCATTTGTCTTGCCGGTGGCGACGGCAGCGCCCACCGTGCCCGCCGAGGTCACGTCGTAGATGTTCCCGCCGTTGGCCGCAAACAAAGCACCCGATCCCGTCAGGGGGGCATATTCAAACAGCGTCTCCACATTGCCGCTCATGCCGGTAACGTGGTCGTCGCTGCCACGCCGGAGCGTCACGCGGTCGGTTCCGGGGAACCAGTTGTCCATGATGACGGCATTCTTCTCGGGCATCTCGGCAATAGCTGACCGCGTGTCCCACCCGCCAACCGGGGCGGGGATCGTCTTGGGGCGGGCCGGGGCAGTTGCCATTGTTACACCAGAGCGTTATTGGCGGGAGTGCCGTCGAAGTGACGGGTGGTCCGCCCAAAGATATCCGCTGCAATCATCACGCCAGCCGTAGGCTGGTCGTTGTCGATCATCATCTTGAGCCGGTCACGGTAGGCCAATTCGATGCGCTGCGAAGGCAGGCCCTCGCCGTTGAGGTATTCGAACGCCACGCCGAGGGTCAGCAGTTCCTCGTCAATCAGGCTGGTGTCGGTATCAACGGAGAAAGCCGCCTTGTAGGTAACTGCATCCGTAGCCAGCACCCACTTGCCAGAGACATATTCGAACGCCAAGGATTCGCCCCCGGCAAGCACGGGGATGACGGAAACCACGCCGCCCCGGTAGATGAATTTGCGGATGGTCCCGCTGTAGGACGACGCCTTGAGCCCGCCCCACTCGGTTGACGTGATCGGGCCGGACAGAAGCGCGGTCGCTGATCTGTCCCAGAAAGTCTCTGGAACGAATCGGTCAAAGTCGGAAGGGATGATGCCGGTCTGGGTTTCCCCGGCAATGGCGGTGAAGGTCTGTTCCTTCCGCAGCGCCTGCCAAGGGACCGCCTTCATGAGGCTGTTTCCTACCTTGTTGGCGTAGCGCAAGAGCTTCTGAGCGATGGGATCGGTGTTGCCCGCCACGGTCGCGGGCTGGGGGATGCCAATTTCGTCCGATGCATCACGGCACAACGAGAGAAGCGTCATTCCATCTATCCCCGAGACGCGCCGTCATCACGACGGGGCAAGAGTGCCGAAATATTAACCCACCATCTCCCGCGTGTAAAGGAAACGGCACTTTCGCCCGCCCTTGTCCTTCTTCGGAGCCATCTAAACCTCCTTTTCGTAAAACATGATGGCGGTGGCGATGTCCTGGCCCGCCCCGCCCTTGTTCTGGACCGCCAGGAGGTAAGTGGTAGCCTCGTCCAAAATCCATTCGGCATCAAGCCCGGAACTTCCGCCGAGGGGCGTATGCTTTCCGCCTCCCCCAAGCAATCCATCTTGCGGAAGCAACGTCCCCGCGTCAGAAACCGTCACGTCCCGTTTCACGACGATGGATGTGGTGTTCGCGCTCTTGCGGTTCTTGTTCGCCGGGACGATGGCCGTACCATTGGCAACGGTCGCGCCCTCGTACATGTCAATGTAGGCTTTCCCGGTGGCTGCCACATCATAGATCATATGGGCGACATAGCCAGCCGGGACGACGATAGCGAGGTAAATCGTTGCGTTGTCAGCCTGCCCCGTCCACCGATAGCCCGCCGAATACATGGCCCCAAGGTGGATTTGCTCATGGCTCGCATCAATGACGTGAAGCGCACCCACATACCGGTCAACGGTTGCCTTGGTCGTTCCGTCCGTCAATTCAATGGGGTTTGCCATCACGCCACCTTCGGCGGGCGGCCTCGCCGCCGGGGCTGTTCGGCCACAACGGTCTCGGCACCCCACTTCCCCGCAGCAACCAAGTCCTCGCGGGCATCCTCACCGGCCCGGAAATACCCGTCCCGAGCTGCGGCAGCCTCCTCCGTCTCATTGCGGACAATCCGGTAATCGTCCAAGTCCGCCCAACCACGCGGGCCGTACATCATCTTGGGAACTTCGAACATCATCAATACTCCAAGACCTGAATGGTTCCCGCCACGTTCTGATTGGACGTAAGCGGGGCATAAGCCACGATCACTTGCCCCATGGTGTTGTCGATACCGCATGAAAGGATGCGCAACGCAGCATTGGGGGCCTGAGCCGCAACAGCAGCGCCAGCAAACGGGACGGCCTTCAAGATACGCCCCACATTCGTCACGGTCTGATTGGTCGCCACGCCAAGCTCAATGAGCGAAGTCGCGGTCCACGTCAAGGAAGCTGAAAGGGTTGGGTTGAGCAGCAGCAGCAACACCCCCGCGTCGCTGTTTCCAGACACCTGCGTTACGCCAAACTCAGCGACCGGGGCGAAGTGTGTGCGATGCGCCGCGACCTTTCGCGCCCCACAAAGTGCGTAAATCGTCCCAACGCTGTTTGCAGCGATTGACCCGGTGTATGTTGCGATTCCCTCGCCCTGCTCATTCGTTGTTCCACCATCGGTGGACACCTGAGAGCATACTGACGTGAACGATCCGGCGCCAGTGCTTGACCTGATCTCGTACCGAACTGGCTGGTTGGGCGACAGGAAGATCACGTCGGCCTGATAGCCAGCATGATTATCAATTGTGTGTACGAGCTTGAAGCATCCATCAACGACCATGAATAGCCTCAACCCGGCTCCGCCAAGCCACAGGAAATCAATCTTGCTCACCGAGAACTTAGACCAGTCATATCCGCTAATCTCGGGATAAGCGTCCCAAGATGTCCACGCGATTGAATGCGTGACGGTTCCCGCCCGCGAGCAAATCAGCTTATAGGTATTGTCAGTGATGCCATCTGACTCAATCCAAACGCCATCCTTGGTGGAGTCATACGGGGCAACGGCATTGCTGCTGAAATACCCAACACGCTTCAAGACTCCAGTCTGTAAAGCGAAGTTGACGTGGGTGGCCTCAATGACCTGTGGCTTTCCAGAAAAGTACGGGGTGAAAAAACGCGACTGCCGGATCAGATATTGCCCGTTCGTCACCGCGAGGTTGACGGCGTTATCGGCATATGTCGCCGTTCCGGTTCCCTTAGTGTCCCATTTATAGGTGTCCTCGGCATTCATGATTTTGCCGTCGAACAGGGTCAGTGTCTGCGCCGAACGGGTCTGGCCGTCCAGGTTCACATTGCCATCACGCGGTGCAACCGGCAGAGGGTATTCCGACGAAACCCGGTAGCCGTCAAATTCGATCTCAACAGGGTTCGCCATTTTGGGCCTCTGTCCATGCGTCATGCAAATCGCGGGTAACGTGGGTCACATCATAATCGCCATGGGCGATCAATGCAGACAGAAAACCATTCCCCCGAACGGAAATCCACTTAGGCAGCGCCCGCGCCATTTCGGCAAGAAACTCGGTCTGCATCAGCATGTCGGGTGCCGTCGTGAACTCTTCCCCGCCACACCGGACCACCAGCCTTGCTCCTGGTACGTCCTTGTTGACGTGGGTCGTCTTGCCGAAGTTTCCGTCGCACCCGAAGAACGTCACCGACGAATAACCGGCCTCCGCCGCGATCATCGGGGCCGAAGATGCCGAAGTGGTGTCGTGCAATATGGCATCTAAGCCAGTCCTAGCCAGAGTCACGCCTTTGCACACATCAAACACGCTCGGATGCACGCTGTCTGCCAGCATTGCCCTAGTTGCCCCTTCGGTCCATTCGGCAATGATCGGCAGTGAGTCTATGCTGTAAAACGTCGCCTCTATGCCGTTATTCCGGCACCATTGCCACGTCTTGTTGATGGCCCAAATCTCGCCTTCCCACCCGCGCAATTCGTCAATGTGCTCCGCCGCAGAATGCCCCCCGCCGACCACGGCAAGGGGGATGCGCAAAGGCCCGGACTGCCCTATTTCATGCAGCCCGAGCCCCCTTGCATATCGCCTATGGGCCGCCAGCTCATCCTCTGGGATGACGTGGATTGCCCGAAAGGCGATTTTCCCGCTCATCAGCCGAACAGGCCCTTGGCCTGCAACCTGGCAATGATCTGCTGAACCGAGGTCACCACGGTAGCGATGGTGGCGCCGGTAGCCAGAGCGGTCAAAGTGGTCTGGGCCGTTCCAGTCTCGCCGTGGAAGGCGATCAGGTCGGAGGCGGACTGACCAAGGACGGTGCCATCGGGACCGCCGTCGGAAAGCTGCTTTTCAGCCATGTCATTTGTCCTTTCGAGATGGTGGGGAGGGCCGAAACCCTCCCCGGTTAGTTAGGCGGTGCCCGACAGACGGACGGCCAGGCGCGGATCAATGGCCTGCATGCCATAGAGCACATCCAGACGCCACAGCGACTCATCGGTGATACCGTCATAGACCGGGATCACGCGGACGCTGGTGCCGTTGTAAGTCTTGCGACCCACGTCAACAGCGCCGGGCGGGGCCACCAGCGGCACAGTCACCAGAGCGAAGGCGTTCTTGTGGAACACCATGTTCTGACGATAGTTGGTGCTGGCCGAACCCATGAACGTTACGGCCTGATTGTTCAGGTCGGAAACGCCCTGGACGTCCACATTCTTGTGGGCGCCAGTCCAAATCATCGGCGGGCTGATGATCAGGTCAACCTCGTTGCCGGACGCGGTAGCGTCGGCGGTGACGGTGAACATCTTCAAGTGCGCCAACGGGGCCTTGGTCACCGGGTTGACGTCATAGACGCCAGCGATGGTGAACACCTCGCCATTCTTGACGGTATCGGTGGCGTTGGTCAGAGCGTCGATGTGGATGGTCTGGACCCACGTATCCTTGACCGCCGCGTAGGTGGTGGTCGAGGTCGTGATGGACAGGTCCACCAGGATCGAGCCCGCACGGGTGCCGGTGGTCAGGGTGGCGACGTTCTGGGTCATGTAGGTGTCGACGTTGCCGATCATGCCAGCGCTGCCCTGCCGATAGGCGGGCTTCACGATGGTATCGGTGAACAGCGCGGTCTGAGAGCCCACAAGGCCCCAGTGATCGGCGGGAGCCATCACGGCGCACCGCATATCCTGGGGGGCGGCGTTCTCGTCCAGACGTTCCGGCCCCTTGGCGAAATCCGCGAAGGAGTTGATGGTCTGGCCGGGAGTGCCGACCCAGTTCGGGACCTTCTTGTAAAGGCCATGCAGGTCAACGTCAATCTGGTTGGCAAGCTGCACCATGGCCGGGCGAATGACACGCTCGGTCAGGTCTTTGATGTTCAGGGTCAGGTCCTGCGACGTAAACTTGAAATCGACACCCTTCCGCTTGTCCACGGTGATGGTGGTCTTGCCCTCGGTCACGTTCTGGGCCGACGCGGTAGCGCCGTCGCGAACGGTGAAGTCGGCAGGCTTGCGGATCGAGATGGTTTCTCCAACCTCGTAACCGTTGACCTTTTTGCCAAAGTCCTCCTCGTAGCCTCGGAAGACCTTGCGAGCCATGACCAGCTCATTATCGAGCACGGCCACGGCGGCGGACGCGATGATGTCCGCAGTAAGCGTGGTGTTCGCCATGTTGGCGGTTCCTTTCGATTATCGGCCCGAGCGGAGGTACTTAGCCATTACCGCCGGGTCCGAGAGATTGAGATTCGAGGCAGGGGAAGCGCCCTTCGCCTTCATGGCCGTCACGGGGGCGGCGGTTTTCGGCGCGACAGGGGCAGGCTTCTTTCCCGCCAATTGCATCCGGTCAAACATCATGGCCTTGTAGGCCATTTCCGCCGTTGCCGGGTCTTGGCGCCAGACCTTCGCGGCATGATCCTTGTCAATGCCGTAATTCTGGGCCACGTAATCGATGATTTCGGGGATTTTCTGAGAAAAGCCCTTGATACGGCGCTCAAGAACGGCCTCGCCTTCCTGCGCCCGGCGGGCCGCTTCGGCCTCCTGCGCTTGCGTAAGCCCGGTTTCAAGCTGCGCCACTCGGTTGACGGTCGCGTTGAACTCGGCCGACTTCTGTGCCATCAAATCGGAAACGCGGCGGGCTTGGTCCGGGTTGGACTGCCACAGCGCGTTAACGTCGATACCGCGAAGCTGCTCGATTTCAGCCTTGATCTGAAGGCCCTTGGAATAGGCGCTCAGCACTTCGCCGTTGATGCCTTCCAGCTTGGCGACGGCTTGAGCCCTCGCCTCGACGGACTTGCGAACCTCGGCGACTTCCTGTGATTTCCGGGTGTAATCGGACCAAGTGCCCTTGGTGAATTTGTCCAACTGATCCGCTATTTCGTCCGGGATCGAACCCTTCGGCACCTTGAACTTGTTCCCGCCGAAATCGAATTCGATCTCCTCGGGCGGATGTTCGGCCTCGGTGGCATCCTCGGACTGTTCCGCATCAATCTCAATGCCATCGGCCTCGGCTACCTTAACGGGATCCGGGATCGTGGCTTCGGCTTCGGCGGCAACTCCCTCAAGGGCGGTTGCTTCATCGGACATTGGAAGGCTCCATCTAAGGGATGCGGCGTCTCACGACGCTGCTTTTCCGGGTTACACCCCCGGCGGCGTTCCCGGCTGCGGCGGGGCCGCTCCGGGCATTTGGTTAGGATTCATGGCAGGCGGCATCTGCTGCGGCTGCATCGGCATGGGCGGAGGCACAATGCCCTCGGCTGCCATGACCTGGGGCGGAAGCATCGCCTGGAGGCGCTTGGAAACCTTGTCCGCGCCTACGAAGTCCATATGCTCGAGCAGCACGTCGCCCAAGAGCGCGGCGCTATCCGGCACCGCCCGCATGATCTCGATCAACGTTTCGCGGGTTTCCTCGCGCTGGGTGGCAGTGGTTGGGCCGGAGGCCACGGTGACGTCATACCGGCCCACGGCCAGGTTATAGAGGCGCTGCTCACCTTCGATGCCGGGAAGGACAGACCCGCCGTCTTCCATGGTCAGGCGGACGACCTTCTCCTTGCTGTCCTCGCCAAGGATGCGGATCGTCTCACGCGGGCTGTAGATGGACGGGATAATTTCTACCAGCACACGACCGGCGTAGCCAATGGCACGGGCCAAGTTGTCCTTGAAGTGGAAGTTCGCCACGTCTCCCTGAGCTTCCCGCGCCATGATGGCCCGGCCGCTCGTCTCGTTGCTCCTGGCACCGAGGGAACTGTCATAAATGCCCGTGATGGCCTTGATGTCATCGGCGGCGTTCATGGCCTCCTGTAGCGCCCCAGCCGGAACACCGGCAAAAGCCTCGCGACGGGGTGCCCCGCCCGATGACGGGTCGTATTCGAGGAATGCATGGCTCCGGGTGTTCGCGCTTGCCCACTTGGCCTCATGTCCCCTCGGGACGAACCCGAGAGGGCCGACCCATGGCGCACGGGGGGCAAGGGCAACAAGCTCGGTGGTCGCCGACCGCCAGAAATTGAAAATGGCCTGCGGGTCGCGGGCGTCCCTGATCATGGACCGGAAATAGCGGTTGCCTTTGTGGAAAATCTCCTCGCCCCACACCGGGCAGATAGGAATGGTGGATCCTGGCCATTCTTCTTCTTCAATCACTTCGACGCCAGTCATGAGGCGGCGGGTCACTGTGTGGAACTTGGCCTTTCGGCGGCGCGTCTCTGTCAACCCGTTGATCGCCATAAAGGCTTGTACGGCATCATCTTCCTTGAGCATCCCGCCCAACTCGACGCCACCAGCAGCGAAGAACTGGCGCGCCACGTTGGGCATGCTATCGGCCCGCATAACGCGGCCGTCCGAAAGCTGGATGATCTCCCGCTCATTTTCCTGGCGCGACCAATATTCGGAGATGCGGACGCTGTCGTCCTGCACCCAATCTTGGTGCCATTCCTGATCCCCAGCCTCGAACGAAACCGGCGTGGCCTTGGGGTAGCGGCGCTTGAACTCCTCCTGGGTCAGGAAGTCCGAGACGAAAGCATAGCTCCAGTCCGAAGCGTCAAACGAGGTTGACGACACATCCCAATGGACCATGAGAGAATTAGGGACGCGCTCGATTTTCGCCACGAGGTCAAAGCTGTCCTCATGGGCGTAGTCGATGGATATACGGAAGAACCCGAAGCCGCCAGACACGGCTTGGTCAATGGCGGTGTCATATGCCACATCGGCCATGCTGTCGCGCTCAATGGAGCGGATCAGGCCGGAGATGACCTCGGCAGTGTCAACGTCAGCGCCGCTGTCAACCGGAGAGACCTTGACGCCCGGCTTGGACTGGCGGCTTTCGTTGACGACTGAGCGAATGAACGCGGGAAGCTTGTTGATGGTCAGACACGGTCGACCTTCAAGCTCGCGCTGTTTTCGATCCTTGTCTTGCCACTGGTTCGCCATGCGAGCGAAGTCAATGTCTTCCTCGAAGTTCCGGCGGTTGTCGTCCGAAACAGTCTCGGATTCGTGAAGCCGTTCGCGGGCCTCCCGGATCAGGTCATCGTTACTTCCCGCGTTCTTCGCCAAAGCCCAAAACTCCCCAGCCTCACGGCGGTGATGCGGCGCATTGTGCGGTATTTAGACACCACCGTCAAGAAACGCGAAATCCCCGCCGGTGGAGGCAGCGGGGATTTGCGGGGACACACCGGGAAGGGATCGGGGCCTGCTTTCCAAAGCGGCCTAAAGCGTCAACTCGGGGAGTATACCGGCTAACCCATCCACCCGCCAGACCCATAATCAACTCTCGGCGGCGCGGGATCGGCGGCCTTGCGCACCATGCCGGGGAAAAGCTCGGTCATGGCCCATACTAGCGCATCGGCCCTATCGGGAGAGCCACTTCCCTCATACCCGCTCGCTGTGAACAGGCATAGCTGGTCCTCAAGCTCTGGGAACGTCCCAACGTGATGGACGCGGCCAAGGCTGTATAGGGCGGCGATGGGCTCGGCTCGGACGTGCTTGCCCCGCGTGGCGCGGACTTCCACCACCCGAAGGCCAGGGCGGACGGATTGCAGCGTGTGGCGGCACATGTCCCCGCCCTGGTTGACTTCGATCACGATGGCATCGGCCTCGTAGGCGTCATACAGCGCAACGGCACGCTCGGCCCACTGCCGTGGGCTGCCCCGCAGACTGCCGTCGTGGATGACGTAGCCATGCCCGGCGGTGCACCGGCCCGCCACGACGACGCCATGCATGTCTGAGCCACTTTCGGAACTCACGGCAGGGTCGATGCCCACCACGACCCTATCAAGCTCTGGCGCGGTATCCCTGCGACCCTGGTGGATCGTCACCCTGTCCCAGATAGCGCCGATGGCGGCAGGCTCATAGTCGCCGTTCCAGATATGGCCGTATCGGTCGCGGTTGGTCTTGAGGTCAAATTGCCGTTCTTCCTCCAGTTCCTTGGGGAAAAACGGGTTGTCGGACCAATTGGCCTTGACCACGACTGATCGGGATGGGCGGTCAGGGCCGCGCAAGAGCTTGTCAACCGGGTCGTTCGCATTCCGGGGGTTCCATGCGAACAGAAGCTCGGAACCACTTCGCATAGTTGGTCTAAGAAGCTCAATTGACCTATCGGAAGCTGTCTGTGCCTCCTCCCAATAACACACCCGAAAACCTTCAAGGCTCTTTATGGATTCCGCCGTGTGATCCTGCATCCCCTGGAAGATGATGATTCCGCCGCCTGGGGTCTTGATGCAGTCCGCCATAATCTCGAACAACGAACCGACGCCCATGGCTTTGATTGTATCCTCCAGGAGGCGCTTGGCGCTTTCCCGCAGGGTCTTCTGAACCTCTCGAACGCAGACGACGCGAAGGCCCGGCTCGGCTATGCATCGCTCGATGATGTAGCTGGCAAAGAACCACGACTTCCCGCTACCTCGCCCGCCCCAAGCGCCCTTGTACCGCATTCCCTCTTGGAGCAGCGGCACGAAGACGCGGGGGGTTTGGATGCGGAGGGTCAATCGTCTTTCGGGTCGACGATGACCCGCTCAATACGCTGAATGATGGCCCCGCCGTCCGGGCCGGTGTGTTCCTGCACGGTGGTTTCTTTCCAGCGGCCTCGCGTCTTGAGCCAGAAGATAGCTGCAGTCACGGATTCGCGGCCCTCGCCCGTCGCCTTGCGAAATAAGTTCTCGGCCACCCTGGCACAGGCCTCGGCATTGGCCTTGTCCAGTTCGTCCCGGTAATGCTCGCGCAGCGTGGTGTCGTGAATGCCGATGACCTTAGCGATGTCGTCTTGCGGGATGCCATAGGCGCTCATGGCCTTGACGGTCTTGCGCTGCTGCTCGGTTGGCTTATGCGGCGGCATTGGCATTGGTCTTGTCCTCTGCGACCTGGGCGAACGTCGCGCCGGTTGCTTCTAGAGTTGCTTGCTTCCCGGTGAACTCCTGCCACCGCTTGACGGCAACGTCCACATAGGCCGGGTTTAGCTCGATGGCATAGATGTGCCGCCCGGTCATCTCACCGGCGATGATGGTCGTGCCGGAACCGCTGAATGGCTCGTAGACGGCTTGGCCGGGGCTGCTGTTGTTCTCGATGGGGCGCTTCATGCACTCGACGGGCTTTTGGGTGCTGTGGCCGGTCTCGGACTTCGCAGGCTTGGGGATTTGCCAGAGGGTTGTCTGCTTGCGGTCTCCGCAGTAGTGGCCGGTGGCCTTCTGTCGGACGACATACCAACACGGCTCGTGGTGCCAATGATAGTCGCCGCGCCCGATGGCAAAATTGCTCTTGGCCCAGATGATCTGGGAGCGCAACGTGAAATCGCAGGAAATCAGGGAGTCCGCGACCACGCCAGCGAACAACCCGGCATGCCAAACATAGGCAACATCTCCGGGGAACAGCGCCCAGGCTTCGCGCCAGTCGGCCTTGTCGTCGTTCAGCACTTTGCCGATTGATCTTGATCCATGCTGCCCAGGCTTCTCGCCCTTGACCATGACCGCTTCATTGCGCCAGTTGGCATCATACTCGACGCCATAAGGCGGATCAGTGACCATCAGGTGCGGCTTGACCGGGCCAAGCAGTTTCTCGACCGTATGGGCATCGGTTGACGATCCGCAGATGATACGATGGTTCCCCAACACCCACACATCGCCCTCGACGCTCACCGGATCGGCGGGAGGCTCTGGAACGTCGTCGGGATCGGTCAGACCTTCCGTTTGCTCGGCAAGCAAGTAGGCAAGCTCATCGCCGCCGAAGCCGGTCAGCCCGACGTCAAATCCAAGCTCGCCCAAATCGGCAAGCTCAACCTTGAGCGCGTCCAAGTCCCACCCGGCATTCAGCGCCAGCTTGTTGTCGGCGATGACGTAGGCTTTCTTCTGAGCCTCGGTCCATCCAGTCGCCGTCATGGCCGGGACTTCCGGCAACCCGAGTTTACGGGCCGCCAGCAGGCGACCATGACCGGCGATCAGTTGGCCGCCTTCGTCAACAAGCACCGGGATAGTCCATCCCCACTCGTTGATGGAAGCGGCGATCTGCGCCACCTGCTCGTCGCTGTGGGTGCGAGAGTTCCGGGCATAGGGACCGACCCGAGAGACCGGCATCAGTTCCACTTTGGCGGCTGGCCATTTTTTAGTGTCGCTTTTCATCGAGCCAGTTTACTCCCCGCCATACGATTGTGCAACTCGACCGGATTGGATATAATCCACTAAGGA